CTGAATATGCAGCCAAACGGATGGCACAGGCTTTTGTGGGGACTGACCTAAACGGACAAGCGCCGTCTTGGGTAAAGGACCGCTATAACAAGCGCAACATCCGCATCTGGTGCTTTCACACTAACCACATGACCAGTGTGTCCGCCCAGCAGAACGTCTTCTATAAGTACCTTCCGCCTGAGATCCGCAACATTAAGCGCACTAATCATACGCAAATTAGTTTTAGCCAGAAGAACGGGTTTAGCGACAATACCGCTGTGTACATGGGTAACCAGATCTGGTTCCTTAACTACGCCCAGGACATTAAGGTCGTCGAAGGTGGTGAGGTGGACTACGTCTGGTGCGATGAGTTTGTGCCGCAGAACTGGCTCGACACGCTGCGCTACCGCTTGGTTACTCGCTCCGGCAAGCTGATCGTCACCTTTACGCCAGTGCAAGGCTACACCCAGGTTGTGAAAGAATACATTGGCAGCACTAAGGTCACAGCTACCCGTAAGTCTCCACTTTTGCCAAACAACAATGTTCTAACGGTCCCTAAAGGTGAGATGCCCTACCAAGCGGAGAACTTGTATGGTAGACATGCCTGCATTTGGTATCACACGGAACTCAACCCGTACAACAACTGGGAGCGCATGAAGCAGGAGTTGTCTGGCCGCTCTAGCCATGACATCAAGATCCGTGCTTACGGTTGGGCAGATCAGACGGCTGGTTCCGAATTCCCCATGTTTGGTGACCATAACCTATGGAAAGGTGACGCAGAGGACGTTATTCCTGACGGAAGTAACTACATGGCGATCGACCCAGCCGGAGCGCGAAACTGGTTTATGCTCTGGGGTAGAGTAGACAAGCACGGTATACTATGGGTTTACCGTGAATGGCCGGACCAAAGCTATGGTGAATGGGCGCTGCCAAGTGACAAGGCCGACGGACGAGCTGGACCGGCACAGAAGGCAGGCGCTGGCCGTGGGGTTAATGAGTACACTGAGCTTATCTGGAGCCTAGAGACTGCCGGTGACAAGCGTGAGATGATCGTGGACCGTTGGATTGATCCTAGAACCGCTGGTACAGAGACGATCACTAAGGACGGTGGCGTTACAGTGCTTGATTTGCTTAGTCAGGCTGATAATCCGCTTATATTTACGCCTTCAGCAGCCCTGCCAATTGAGGAGCGGGTGCTATTAATCAATGATCTTTTGTCATGGGATAGAGAAAAACCAATGGAAAAGGGTGTAAACCATCCAAAACTAATGATTCACGAGTCTTGCCAAAACTTAATATACAGTTTAAAGGAATGGACTGGACAAGACGGACAAAAAGGTGCTAGTAAAGATCCAATTGACGCTTTAGGGTATATGGTTGTTATGCAGCCTATGTACTTTGGCGGCTTGGATTGGGAAAAACAGTCCAAACGAATGTCTATGACAGGAAGTTATTAACATGATATCACAAGTTGACCCTTTAGCTATTGCTTCAGATACGCCTGACATTGGCGAGTTGTTGAGCGAGTACAATCGCTCGATGATTAACTCGTCGCAGGGTAACTTGGTGACGAAGTTTGATAACATTCGTTTTTCTAGATGGGCTGGACAGACTGATGACGGGAAAAAGCATAGTGAATCTCGTCCAAACGGCAGCCCTGCATGGCCCTTTGAAGGTGCAAGCGACGTTCGCAATCGCCTCATCGACTCTTCTTGCAACGAGTTGTCAGCACTGCTAGTCACAGCCTTTCAACGTGCAACCATTAGAGCATCCGGCGTTACGCTTGACGATGCGCCGATGAGCGGAATCGCGACGAACCTTTTGCACTGGATTCGCGACTCTAAGATGCCGCAGGAGTTGCGCAAGGAAGCTGAACTTGGCGCTCAGTACGCTTTGCAGTACGGCTGGAGCGCGTTCTTCGTAGGTTGGCAGCAGAACATCAGCAAGCGTACACAGGAGATCACCGCTCAAGAACTGTTCCAGATGGCTGCGCAGGCACAAGGGTCAGTTTTGGCTGAATTGCCGCAGATGATTCTTGATGCACCTGACCAGGCTGCTGCGATCCTTCAAGCTGCGATTCCTGACCTTGATGCTTCAGAAGCTAAGCGCATGGTCAACGAGATGGCTACGACCGGCGTAGCGACGTATGACCAAGAGTACGTCAGCCGTAATCTTCCCGAGATCGTTGCGCTTAAGCCTTGGGATGAGATCATCGTTCCACCAGAGACGGCTGATTTGCAGCGATCACGGGTAATTTATCGCAGAACATGGATGTCTGAGGTTGAGTTGCGCGAGAAGATCACTACGGAAGGCTGGGATCCAGATTGGGTTGATCGTGCGCTGCAACAAATCGGCAAGAGTAGCACATTCTATAACATCAACCTGCTGCCGACAACGACCATGTTGGTTTACAACGGCGTAAACTACATGAACATGGTGGAGGTTGTTTATGCTTATACAAAGAGCCTCGACGGAAAAGCGCCCGCAATTTACTACACCGTTTTTTGTCCGCAAGCGGCCTCTAACAGAAAAGAAGATGCAGCCTCGTGGGCTATCCATCAAAGACTTGATTACGCTCATGGCGAATACCCGTTTGTGGAGTTTCGTCGTGAACAGTTGCGCCGCGCTATTACTGATACTCGTGGTATACCCGAGCTGGCTAGCACTGATCAAGACGAGATTAAAGCACAGCACGACTCGATCCGGGATCATACTGCCTTCTCGACTCTACCTCCCATCAAAGTCGTCAAACGAATTGGTGCCATCAACAAGGTGGGCCCTGGAGTACAGCTCCCTGTCGTAAGTCCGTCGGACTACAGCTTCATGGAGCCACCGGCTCGCGAACCTACGGTGGCGTTTAATTTAATCAATCGCGTCGAAGCAAATCACGCTGCGTACTTTGGGACGATCAATCCGCTTGTGCCACCGGCCAAGACGCAGATGCTCCAGCAGCTGCTGGTCAATAGCTGGCTGCTTAGCTGGCGTAGTATCTATCGGCAGATGTTTGCGCTGTGCTGCCAGTACATGAGCCCAGAAGAGATCATGCGTGTTACCGGCGGGCAACTGCCGCAGAGCATGTCTGAAATACACAACGAGTTTGACCTTAACGTCCGCTTTGACGTGATGGACATGGACAAGGAGTACATCGCGCAGAAGATTGACTTTCTTACGAAGGTCGCACAGATGGACACTGGTGGAGTGCTTAACAGAACACGGCTCACTGAGATGATGATTCAAGCTATCGCGCCTGAGATGGCAAGCGAGCTTATCCTTAATCAGCAGCAGGCTAGTATGCAGATGTTCAAGGACGTTCAGAGTGACATTGGCATGATGCTGCTCGGCAACGAGGCGCTCTACCAAGAGAACGATCCTGCTGCACAGACCAAGCTTCAGTACACGCAGCAAGTCATGCAGTCGAATCCAAAAGCGCAGGCTGCGCTTCAACAAGACGAGAACTTCAAGGCATTGTTTGAGAACTATGTCAAGAGTTTGCAGATGTCTGTTATGCAACAGCAAAATGCGCAGATTGGTCGCATTGGTGTAACTCCAGTATCTCAACAACAATGACGGAAAATCAAAAGGACGCCTTTGGCTTTTCAGGGAAAAACCTTGTTTGGTCAGAAATTTGCAATGTTATTGAGCAACTGCAAGAGCAACACTGGATGCTTGCCATAAGTAAAGAGTGTAAAGGAGAAGATAGAATACATACAGCGGGACAAGCTGATGGTATTAATTTGACTTTAAGCACGCTTATTGAATTAAGAAGACAAGCAAAAGAATTAAATGGCTTGACTAATAACGAAGATTTGGCATAACGCCTCTAACGGGCTAACCAGCGTTACTGGTTTGATTATATAAAGGACTTGCTACCTACTAGCATGAACGAAACACAATCACAGCCTGACGCCGGGAGTCAGGAGGCAGGCAGTACACCCGTTGCATCAAAACTCGGATTGCTAGACCAGCAAAGTCTTAGTGACCTGCTTAAGTCCAGCGCATTCCTTAACGAGAAGGAGGCGGCTCCAGCCACAGAGGAGCAGGCAGAACCTGAAGTAGAGACTGAGGAGCCAATTGTGGACTCGGAAGTTGAAGCTGAGGTGGAAGCCGATCAGCCCATTGAAGAAGAAGCTGAAGAGAGTTCTTTGAGTAAAGGCGTCCAGAAGCGCATCAACAAGTTAGTTGCTGCGAAGAAAGCCGCCCAAGCTGAATTGGAAGCGCAAAAGTCGCGTTTATCTGAATTGCAGAAGGAGCTTGAGACTGCAAAGTCTTCAGCCCCCGCAAGACAGGTAGACGTATCTGATGTTGTCGAGCGTTTGTCCACCATCGAACAGGTGAAGGAAGAACGCCAGAGAGCGTTGGATGTCATTTTGTGGTGCGAAGAAAATCCAGACGGAGGAGTAATTACCCTACCAGACGGATCTGAACGGGATTTAACCGATCAAGAAGTTCGCAGCATGAAGCGATTGGCTATCCGGCGCAAGGAAATCGAGCTGCCAGCCCGCGAGGAATATCTGCAACAGCAGACATACGTCGATGGTGAAGTAGTAAAAGACTTTCCTTGGTGGAGCAAGCCAGAAACTGAGGAGTACCAAACTGCTCAACAGATTCTGCGTGAGTTTCCCGAGCTAAAGAAGCGCAGAGCAGACTGGAAGCATGTCGCTGGACTGCTTGTTATGGGGATTAAAGCCTATGGCGAGAAGAAGGCGCAGAGAAAACCAGCCGCACCAATTAAGCGAGCACCTGCACAGCCGTCTATTAAGGCAGCACCTGCAAGGACTACTCAGACGGATCTTCAGAAGGCCAAACAATCATTTGTTCGGAACAGTTCAAGAGATGGGATGACTGACGTGATTAAAGCAATGGGACTTGTGTAAGTCCTTAACAATCAAACTTAGTTTTTACTCTTATTTATGGCTATTCTTACTGAACCCCAACTTAGCGGTCGCGGTCTACGCGAAGACTTGATGGACATGATTGCGCTCGTTGACGCAAAGGACACTCCTTTTACGTCGATGGCTCGCA